CCTTTAGTAGTCTTAGTCTTCTTTGTTTTACCAGAAGCCTTAGTTGTTTTTTCTGCTAACTTACGGCCACCAGTAGTTGTTGCCTTTGTACTAGGTCCAGTAATTCTATTTATTAACTTGTCAAGACCTGTAGTAGGATTTTGTCTAGCAAGAAGTTGTTCCTCTGGTACAGACTGTAGTTGAGCAAGCAACTCTTTTTCAGTTGGTTTTTTTGCAGGTGCACTTTTCTTAGGAGCGCTAACAGCAGGTGTACGCTGTACAGGTGCAGCAGGTGGAGTAGGTGTAGTACGTGGAGTAAGTGTAAAGTTAGGGTCTCTACCACCTTGCACTCTAGGTGCAGGGGTTCTAGTAGATGGTGTAAGAGTTTGTACTAGTGTTGGTCTAGGTGGTATTGGGTCTCCAACTCTACGGACAGAAACAGGTTGGATTCCACCACTTGTAATAGGGGCGTCAATTAAACCAGCACGCTTAGCCCTATCGGCTAGAATCATTTGTTCTTGTTCTCTTAATGTAGAAGCAGGGGTTGGCTTTACTGCTGCCTTCTTAGCAGGCGCTGCTTTCTTTACAGGTGCAGCCTTCTTTACAGCAGGTGCAGCCTTTTTAACAGCCTCACCTACGGCTTTACCTACAGCCTTACCTACTTCTTTACCAATATTTCCTAATGCTTTATCTACGAATGGTATTTTTGCCATTATGCTACTCCCATGTCTCTAATTCTTGCTGCTTTTGCTCTTTTTTCTGCTTCTTCTAAAACCTTTTTTGCTTCAGCACTTGTTGCTTTTGTTATAGTACTACCATATCCACGTCGCAGGGCTTCTTCTTCTGCTAGTCTATCTAGTTCTCTAGTTACCTGACCTGTTGTATATGACCTTCTTGCTCCAGTTGTACCTTGTCCAAGTATAGCAGGTGCTCTACCACCTATTATATCGGCCGCTCCACCACGTACTCCCATTATATTCTGTGAGTACTGTTCACGAAGTGCAGCATCTTGCGCTGCTGAACTTGCCTGAACTCCTGCTAAGTCTGCTAAAAACTTAGCGTTAGCATTCTGAAACGCTCCTAACATAGGGGTTCCTTGCTGCGGTGATGTAGCATTACTTCCTCCGTTAATATTTGTACTTCCTGGGGTGCCAGTTTCAGTAGTAGTCGTAGTGGTTGTTCTATCAGCCCTAGCCTTCTCTTCAGCCGCTAATCGAGCGGCATTCTGTGAATCTGTAAAACCTCCACCTGTTCCACCAGATGTAGTAGTGTTTGTGCTACTACCTCCGCCACCGCCACCATAAGTATTTTGGTATGTTTGGTAAGTATTTCCACCGCCCATTCCTGTGCTTCCGCCACCTGTACCAGTTCCTGTACCAGTACCTCCACCAGTTCCTGTACCTGTTCCTCCACCTGTGCTAGGTCCTTTGCCAGTATTAGTTTCTGGGCCTCGGCTGAGGGTATATCCAAATGTATCATCTGCTGAAGACCAAGGTGAAGTATCGTATGCCGGTACAGATCCTGCTTGTGCTTGGTTTAAGCCTTGCATAAGACCAGGCCCAAAACCTTTTCCAAGTGCTAGCAATGATATAGGGCTAGTAGTTAAACTAGAAACTATTTTACCAGCCTTAGTTTTTGCTGGATATAATCCTTTTCCTAGAAATTGATTTGCCTTACCAATTCTTGTAGTTACAGGTGATGCAACTTTAGTGGCAGTTTGAACTAATGGTTTAGCAGCAGCAGATACTTTGGTTGCTCCTTGAGTAGTTGCTTTACCTAATGGAGTTTTAGTAGCAGCCTTAATAAACTTAGTTCCTTGAGCAGCCTTAGTTGCTGCAATGGCTCCTTTTGCTCCTAGTTTAGCCGCTCCACCAGCCAATCCTAAACCAGGTATTAGGAACGCACCGCCAAGGGCGGTTTGTCCTACGCCTTTAGCAAACTGCCCGAAGTCGGCTTTCTTATTGTCGAATGGGTTGATTCCTGACTGAGATATTGCGCCAAGACCTTTTTTAATATCCTTAATACCAAATATATCAGCAGCAAAATCTTGAACACTTTTACGTGTATAAGTTGACGGGCTAAAAAATCTTGGTTGTTGTGCCATTTATTGTACCTCGCTAGTATTCATTTTAGTCCTCATAATTTATGCATATCGGGGCGTTATAGCCCTGATAACTCGTAATGACGTAGGGTATTTGTAGGTAACCCAGCATCTATGCTTGTATTAGACCTTGTGGCATATCTCACTATGCCAGCACTTACTTCTACAGGTATGGTGCTTAGGATATCTGTAGCGGTTGACATATCGTCACCCATTTCTTCATCCGAGTATACATAAGTACTACTAACAAAATTGTATACTGCTAAGGCTGGGTAGAATCCAGCGCTTGCATATCCTAATTCAACATTGGTGGCGACTCCTGGTAGTACTACATAACCACTTGAAGTGTGTGTATGTCCTTGTACTGAGTTCCTGGTATATACTCCACTAGTATATGTAGTAGGTATTCCAGTATCATAGTTACTTATAAAACCTGTGCCTGTATCTAAGTATCTTATATTAACATTACTAGATAAAGATATTAAATACGATATATTACCTGAAGCATCTATTCTTACATCATTAACACCAGTAGCAAATAAACCACCACTGCTAGGGTTAAAACTTGCTACTGGAAATGTACAGGCTAATACAAAACTACTAGTATCTCCTGCTGACTTTAAGTATACTGAACCAGTTCCAGATGCACCATATATTAGTACTGCAAGATACCCATTGCCTGCAATAAGTACTCTATTTAATACAGTAGTATCGTTTGCTATTCCTAAAGCACCAGCACTAACAAAGTTTGAATCTGTGTTAGACATATAAAAAAAATTAGTTGGTCCTGCTCCTGTGGTAGTATGAGATAATATCCAAGCATACTCTGAATTGAAATCAAACGTAGTTGAATCGTTTCCATTTGCTGCTGTGTAACTAGACCAAGAAGTATCAGGAGGTCTACGGAAGTATACTGCTGAACCACTAAAATGTGGGTTCTGTATTAGAGTTCCGTTTGCTTGACAAAATAAACTTAAGTTTGCTGTTGAAGCACCTGTGGTTGAGAACAAAGAAGTATTTGTAGCAGTATCACGAACGAACGCATTTACTGTAGTATATGATGCAGATTCTGGTCCGATAATAACATCAGAACCAATTCCTAAACCACCAATCATATCATAAGCAAAATTATAACCAGAAAGGTTAGAACTGTTATCTCCAGCAAGACCAGTTTCAACTCCTGGGTTTATAGGGAATGCTAGCAATCCTGAGTCAGTCCTCAGCGGGAAGTCAGCGCTTAGCGCTGCCGCTGGAGGTAGTTCAACAGGTGTGATATCTCCGGCTCTACTAATAACTCCGACAACAATGTACTCTTCTTCACCATCATTATCTATATCTGAAGTCGTGTATATAATCTCATCACCTACTGCTAAACCTGTTGGCGTACTATTTATAAAAGTAATTTCCTCTACTGTATCTGTTGTGATAGCAGTACCTTCTCTAGTAGAGGGTATGTAAGAAGTTACTTCAGCAGCCTCAACATTTCCGCCAGCAGCAATGTCTAAGTCAGGGTCATTAAGGATTTCATTTAATACTTCTTCCTTAGCCTCACGCTTGGCATCCTCTATCTCGTTACGAATAGCCTTTTGGCTATTGTACCGTGCAGGTCCAAAGTTTACATTTACTTGGTCTTTAGCCATCGGAACCATCTTGTGGTCTGCTCATCTTACCACCAACAATCCAGAATGTTGCTGATTCAATTTGTAAATCTCCACGGAATGTTGTTTCTGCTGAGGCTTCAACAGAAGTTCCAACACCTGCAGGAAGTACGAACTCATCTCTATCTACTAAAGTTCTATTTAAAGTTGTGGAATAATTGAACGTTGACGTATCTAGGTTTGGTCCTGCCTTTACTGTTACAGTTCTTACCTGTGCTGTGTTAGACCTACCTCTTGAACGCATACCAAATCTAAACCAATTTGTTTTAAGGTGTTGGTTAGTATCTCCCATAGTAGGAGTTCCTATTGTGCAATCTAATTGAGTATTATCAAATGAAGCACGCTCTGTATCTGCAGTATTATTTCTTGCAACACAGAATCTATAAACTCTATTATCCATTACAAAGTACATACTTCCACCTACTGCTGAAAAACTCTTAGGCGCTACTGTATATGATGGGAATGTTAACTCAGTCCAAGCCGCTACTCCAGATTGACCTCTTTCACTATCCATCATATTTAATAATAAATATCTTCCATCTCTTTTAAGAAATAGGTACTTTCCTAAAGCAGCAACTTCGTCTACATTTGTAGTACGGTCTGGGTTAATAGGTCCAGTTCTATCTAGCCTATCTATCTCTATTCCGTCTGTATACCATACCCCACCTAAGTGGTCTAGGAATACAACTACACCTGCTTCTGCCCATATACAAGAAGCAACTCTCATACCACTAGAAGTTAAGTCTCTTGTAGGTCCTATTCCACCTCTAAGTACGTTTATATTTATAGTAATGTTACCTTGCTGTAATGATATATAATCAAGTGTTCCTTTATAAACTCTTAAGCCGTCTGATTCTGTAGCAGGTGATGCTATAGTAATTAGATAGTCGTCTAGAACGTGCATACCTAGTATCTGTGATTCTCCAGAACCTGCAAACAATACAGATTGTTCATGGTAACTATCGGGGGATATTTCTGAATAAAAGAATGCGTAAGGTGAACGCTGTATATTATTTGCAGCAGTCCATGCTAATGTAGTATCTCGTCTAGTATTTATATCTCCAAGTATTAATCTATTACGCCACATACATCCAACATTTGCTCTAGGCATAATATTTCTACGAGCGAGAGGATATGAACCTAATAAAATACCAACACGTATAAGACTTGAACCTCCTGTTGCCCTTACCTGTAGCGCTTGACCTGAAGTCAGCGCTGCGGTATGGGTATAGGAATCTAGTGGTTCAATAGTTGTAATAGTAGCCCCTGTATCAATACGAACATCTACTGGGTATACTCCATCATTAGCAAGAGTCCATACTGTACCTGCTACGGTTGCTGTAACTCCACCAGTGAATGTAGGTATTGCAGTAAATGAAGTAGTAGCAGTATAAGTCTTTGCAGTTGTAGTATCTAAAACTTCTGCTGGTAAAGGTTTGATAAGGTTTGGTTGGTCTATAGGGTAGAATCTATTCCATGTTTTTGTTGCTATAGTACTTGTTAAATCATTCTCATATATTGCTACTGCGTTTGTACTACCAGATACTGAGTGGATAAGTAAAGCATTAACTTCTCCTAAAGTTGCCACTGGTAATAGTACTTCTGCTATAAATCTATAATCTGTATTAGGTGAGATAGTACTAAGTAAAGTCCATGATACTGCATTTGATGTTGTGTAGTTTGCTGTATCAGAAGGAGCAATAGCCCACCATAAATATCCATCTGTTGCAATAGCAACTAAGTAGGAGTTGGAAGAACCTGTGAACCCAGATACAGCCTTTACACCGTTAGTAATAGCAACTGATGAACCAATGCTTTGAGCAGCCCACTGTGTGCGAACAGTTAAGTCGGTATCCATTACAAAGCCTTTCAGCCTTGACCATTGGCGCCCTGAAAAGTTATCTGCTGAGAACTGTTCGTTTATACCGCCTGCGAAATCCATCAGGTCTATTCTCTGCATTATGAACTCCTATATCTCAGATTTGTTCTTCCCGCTGTTCTACCATCTACGCGGAGTATTTCTCCACCAATTTGTATTGGGCCTAAATCCTCATCAATAATTAGATCAGTACGCATATCTTCAAGCATTGAAGCATACTCTGATAGGAAGAACTGTGCTCTATTAGTATCGTCTGCTTGTGCGTTTAATACCTTTACAGCGGTACGGTATGCCAAGATTCCATCATACTCTGTAGGAATATCAGTAGCGTTAGGATTAACTGCACTAATAAGTGGTGCTGACTTTATATAACTAACATTGTAAGTCATTAACTCACCAAAAGGTTTTGATAAAACTATATTATTAGATGAGTTACAATCATAGAAGTACTCATCGTCTCCTTCAACAGTCTGGATTAAACCTCTGCGAGAAGGTATCTGTATTAGCAAACTATTAGGATAGGTTACTGTAAACTCCCTAATCCTACCAGAACTGGTTGCCAAAGTTATTACTGTTGCTCCAATAGTAAGAGAACCTGTTGACTGAGCCAGCACCCAAGGCCACTCGTCGGCACGGTTCAACTCGGAGTATGACTCCTGTAACCACCTGTCCAAAAGGGTATTAGGTAATAAATCGGTTGAGTATACACCTGTTAAGTCTCTTACGTAAGTTCTTAAATCTGTTAAGTTCATTGTTCACCTTCCTACTATTTCTACGCGTTGGGGCGGTCTAAACAGGGCAAAAGCCCATCCTCCTAAGAGAATGGGCCTCGCCTTACTGTATGCTATTACGCAGTACGTGTTAACTTACCGTGTGCACGACGCTCAGAAGTACCAACGCTAAGTGTAGAAGCGATTGGGACAACCTCATCCAGTGTTCCCTGGATACGGTCTGCTGGGTAGGTCTTCATAAACTCACCAGCAAGGTACGCAAAGCGTAGTGCTGGAGCGTGGATGAAGTATGCCTGGTTGATTGGGCAGTCTGGGTCTAGACGAACCTCGATACCATCAAACATGATAGTACGGAAGCGTGTCTCGGCCTTGTTTGTGCTTGCAAAGTCATAACGACCTTTATCTTGTAGATAAGCCTCAAACTCTTCGTATACGTCGAACCCAGCAATAATGTGGGTTGGGCGCTTACGGCTTACGTTGTATATTGCGTTAACAACCTCACGGAATGCTACAAGGATATCCTTAGAAGCCTTTGAGATTGTTTTGTCAGTTGACTTCCAGAAATCTTTGATATCTGAACAAGTTACAACACCTGTAGTATCTGCTAACAAACCAGTTGAAGAACCAGTGTTTGCATAACTTATTTCGGTAGCATTTACAGAAAGTACTGCTGTACCTGCTGCTACAGTGTTGAATGTTGGGTTAGCCGTTGAAGTAACAACGACAGTATCGCCCACGATGAAATCGTTTGCTCCAATTACTGCTACAGCAACGTTTGAAGCGTTACGCTGAAAAGCAGTTGTTGAATTAGTTGAAACTCCACCACGGATACCACCGATTGTACGAGCAACAGATGTTGAAACCTTGTCTGTACCTGCGATAAGTTCACGAAGTGATAGGATGTCGCCAGTTGCACTGGCTGTTCCTGACCATAATTCAGCGACAATGAAGTCCTGGTGGTCTGCTGTTGCGCCCTTTACGTATTCCTCAACGAGGGATACAACTTGCTCTGGGCCTGTATTTTGTAGAATGTCTGAGTGCTTTACACGGTAAGGTGTGATGACGGTCTTTGACCAGTCATACACTGCTGCACCGATTGTATCAGCAGAGACTGAAGTGGCGTATCCGCCTGAACCTGATGCAGAGTCATACGCAGTTGCGCCGAGATTAGCAGCACGAAGTGGAATGACTAGTCCGCGACCAGTTTGTGATTTGGACTCTTGCTTGAAGAGTTCCAATGTAGGGTGTGTTAAAAGAACGTTATCCGCTAGCACCTTCTCATACTTTTGTAGAGTGGTTGCAAATAGTTGGGTAAACGCCGCATTGCCTAGGGCCATATTATTTACTCCTTGTTAGTTAGTTGTTAGGGTTATTCGAGAATTAGAAGTTAAGTTCTCGCATTGAACTTTCAATGACAGACCTTAAATCCTTAGCGTTGTCTACTTTAGTGACACCGGAACTTCCAGCGCCTCTACGCGAAACAACTCGCGTTGCAGATTTTTTTTCGTGTACTGCGGCACGACGTTTCTGAGAAACGTTTGCCTCACGACTTCTCTCGTAAGCGAGAGCAGCGTAGGCTTTATGCAGGTCAAGGATATTATTATCGTGGGCATAACGAAGAAGGTCTGCCTTAAACTCGGAACGTTCTCTGACTGTAGGGAAGTCTAAATCTTCTTGTGCGATAATATCAGTTACCTGGTTATCGTACATCTGAATTGCTTCCTGTATACGAGATTCAGCAACTTGTGCTTGATATTCTTGCGAACGTCTAGCGTCTACTTCCTCTCGGTCCTTGATTTGTCTTTTTAAGCGTTCCATTTCTGTTTCAGTTGACCAAGCCCTTTTTGTTTCCGCATCGATACCGAAGTATTCTAATGCGTCAGGTGTTAACAAATCACTTGCTGCTGCTTCCTTGATTATTAAACCAAGATAGTAACTAGGGTTTTCTGTTGAGCCTAATAGGCTGGTCATAACAGATACTGGGTTAGATTCCCAAGCCTCATCTAGAGCAGATAACTGTCCTAGTGTTTCTTGATATTCTGATACCTCAGTTTCAAATGCCTCACGCTCTTCTTTCAAAGACTGCATAGACTTTGTAAAATGCGCTTGGCGTGAGTATCCGGATACAAGTTCATCGAGTGTTACCTCGTAATCTTCTCCGTCTACTTTGACAATATAAGACTCGCCAGTTGACTCGTCTTCTGTCTCAATATCTTCTTCTTCACCTTCCTCGAGTTCCTCTTCGTACTCGCTATCTTCTTCGATGTCGGATTCTTCTGTAAGAAGATTATCATCTTCCTCAGATAACTCTAGTGAAACTAGGTCTTCATCCTGACTCTCTATTGAGTTGTCCACTTCTGTGGGTTCAATTTCGTTAAGAGCCTCGTTGATTATATCATTTAGGTTTAGTTCGTCTGACATTGTTTATTTCTCCTCTCGAATTGCCCTATCTGGTTGTCGCTAGGCGCGGTCCATCAAAAAGCCTTGTTCGTAATTGTTAGGGAGGGATTGCCCCTCTAATATATGTGCGTGATTGGGGCGTCTTGGACTACAATCTTGGACTAGTAGTCCTCGTCTTCGTCTTCCTCGTTAGAATCATCTTCTTCCTTGTCATGTCCTTCTTCACAGTAAGTACATGCTTTACCGCAGCAAGGGCATTCACACTTCATATCTTCGCCTTTTTCCTCCATATCATCCATAGGTTTTTTATTACCTATGACTATCATTAGGTCTAGGGCTTTCTTCTTTGCTTCTTTATCTGGCATCATTTTATATCACCTTCCTTATAGGGCCAATGTTCCGCTTGTTGCTCCTGGAACTCCAGGACCACCAAACTCTTGTTGTATCTGTTCAACTGGTGCTGGTGCTGGTGGTTGCATCTGCGCCATCATTTCTTCTAGCGATGGTTGAACTTCTTCTTCCATAGGCGCCATTTCTGGTGCCATCTCGCCTTCCATAGGTACTTCTTCTTCTGAAGGAGTTGCCTGTATCATTAAGTAGTTAGGGTCATATCCCATATCTCTTAGAGCCATACGCATAGCGTTGGTTGGGTCATAACCTAATTGTGATAGTGATGGTATAACAACTTGTATAGTTTGAATACCACGTTGTGCACGTGTTGCTGGGTTTAGTGCTCTTGTAGAACCGCCTTCTACTGTTACTCTAAACTCACCAAATATATCTGAAGCAGATACTTGTAACCACATAGATCCATTTGCTCCTGCGATACGCACTGCTCTATTATCGTCTAAGAACTCTTGACATAGTAATAATATTCTCTGACCAATGCCTGAGATTCCTGATTCAACGGCTGCTAGTTTATCCTGTGCACGTAGAGTTGCTACACCGTCAACTACAGCAGCAGCAGTCGCAGACATGCGGTCTGCTCCTACTCCACCTGCTTGGAAGTCATTGATACCGAGTACCTTTGTCATAGCGTCTTGTAACTTATCATCCATTACATAAGCATCGGAAGGAGTTGCTTGACGAACTAGTGGTTGAATTACATCTTGTAGACTTGAAGTTTCTGGAATATCAAATACAACAACTTGGTCTGGGATTGGTGATTCTAATTGTTTCTTTAATTCTGGTGTCATGTGACGCTTACGTACTGCGTACTTATTACCTGAACGCTTTAAGTCGTCAATCTGTGCTCTTGTGATTTCACCTAACATTAACTGAATACCAGAAATGTTTTCTAAATCGCCGAATGCCCAGAACTGCATACCACCGTCGTTGTAGTTACGGAAGTGTACGAAAGGTGGGTAGCGGTGCTGGTAAGGGATTGGACCATCATATAGTGGCTCATTACCATCTATCTGAAATACTGTTAACTCACGAGTAACCATATCATAGAACTCATAAACTACTGCGTATGATAAAACTTCTGGTAGAGTTGTTTGACCATTAAGATAAGTTGATACTAAAGAATCAGAAGCGATTGTAGCATCTACAGATATAGTAGCATTCTCACCGAATCTTTCTTTAATCTCTTCTAGTGGTAAACGTAGTCTTTGACATACCCATCTTGCGGTATCTAATCTACGAGCGTCTTTAGGGCAGAACATATCGTAAGGTGATACATACTCAACGAATGGGTCATCTGTTAATACTTGGTCGTATGTAAACTGTGCTTTGTTTGTATCAGATAACTTTGAAGTATCAGGAGCAAAACCACCGTCAGTACGTAAAGATTCTGCTTGGTCTACGGCTAACATTGTTTCGTCAGTCATCATTTCAGGAGTTTCTTTATACTCGTCTGCTACGTAATCCCAACCAACTTTAACGAAACCATTACCAAGTTTCAACATATCTTCAGTTGCTGCTTTTACATCGTCAGTTGCGTTTGTTCTTTTCCAAAAATATGTTAGTACTGCTTGAGCAAATGTTGCGTTATCTTCTGTAGATTCATCTTGACCACCTATAGGTGCAACAAGCATCTGCGGGTCACGAGATACAATCGAGGTAGCCATTAAAGAAATGTGTGGCAAAGTCATGTTAATTGTTTTAAGAATATTACCAGGAATCGGTGTTGGTGTTAAGTCTGCGAAGTCGCGGGCATTAAGGTCGCGGCGCATACCTGTACGGAATATTCCTTCTAGGATTTTCCAGTGCTGGTGAAGTGGGTCCATCCTGCGTATTGCATCGCGCAATAGCATTTGCTTATCATTCAGTGTATAACTTTTCATATTTGCTCCGTTTTGTGGTTAGTGGTTTGTGGTTTAGTACTCATATCCGCCACCTAGAGAGAAACTCTCCCAAGATTCTTGTTGAACGCGTTCTGCTTCTGAGATGTTTCTTTCACGCATCTCTCGCATTTTGCTGAACTCAACTCGTATAGTTGTACTACTATCTGTGTGTACTGGGGCGGATAAGTCCATATTCTCGGACAGAGCCCATAGGGCTATGGCTAGAGACATGACTAGGTCGTCGTGGCAGCCGTAGTCGGCAGCGTATCTTACGCCGCCTCCTGGCAGTTCTTGGCGTACAAATTGCTGTAATTCCTGCAATAAGTCGTAGTGTAGATTGCGAAGTGAAGGATTGTCAGTATTAGCGGTAGACAAGTACTCTGCTAACTTATCGATAACCATTCGTCTACGGTCAGCGCTCATAGGGAATGAGAATAATCTATCTGAGTATTTAGTTCCTCTTCTACCAGTAGGTCTATATACATAGGGATTTGGGTATGATAAGTTTCTATGTAACTCGTTAATAGGTAACTGACCTTGACCACCTTGGTCTTCAACTGCAAGTAAAGCAGCATTATCTTTACCACAATAGAATCTACCTAATTTATCTATATCAGCAGCCCATTCTACTGGCTCAATCATATTAGACTTGTAATAAGCAACTATCCTAGGTAATCCGTCATCGTCTACGGTAAGAACGTGAGCGGTTGAGTAGTCGCCGCCACGCCCTTGGGCGGGGTCGGCTCCGATATAATAAGTTAAGTGTTCCTCTGGATAATCTATAATATGGATTGGACCGTCATAATCTTGTTCTAGCAATAAACCATCTATGTTTTCTCGTAGATATCCTTTAATCTGAGTAGCAGGTGCTTCGTGTGGAAGGTTTACGAATCTTGGATTACCTGATTCTCTAAAGGCTTCTATATCATCTGAAGGATATTCTGAGTAAAACTCCCAAGGATTAGCGGAAAACTCTCTACGCTTTGATTCGTATTCTTTCTCTGAGATAAGTCTAGAAGCAGACCAAGGCTGAAATATAGGAATGAATTGGTTATGACCTTGTTTAGCGTTCTTATAAATCTTAGCAAACTCATTGTATGCACCACGAGCGGTAGATATAATAATCAATTTACCACCAGCATCTGTAGTAGGCATGATTGTTCTGTAAGTATTAGATGGGTCAGGCATCAGGGCGAACTCGTCTAGGACTACCATAGTAGCCGTTTCACCAGCACCTGCTGTTTCAGTACCAGCAAATGATTTAACTTGACATTTCATTCCGTCAGAGTACTCGAACTCTAGTTTATATTCCGCGGCCTTCTCTAACGAAGGTCCGCGTTCTTTCATCCAGTCAGGTAGGAACTGGTACATAAACTTTACCATGCCAAGGTTTTTGTTTGCAGAGTCTTGGTTCTTTGATACTAGTAGAAGGTTTGAGCCTGGTTGGAATAGGCAGTGCCAGAGTACATCTGCCATAGCAAGGGTAGTGAAACCCAACTGCCGAGCCTTTACTATGACTGTAAATCTATTGTTATTCCAGGTATTTAAGGCTTCTGACTGATAATCAAACAGGTCGAACAGGGTTCTTCCTCGTGTATCCCATTTAGGTTGTACTTGGATATAGATATACTTTTGAATAAAGTATTTCTTATCTTTAGCACATCGACGCCATTCTAACTCAATCCAAAGTCTTTGTTTTCGACGAGCCAGTTTGGCATCAGTTATCTTCTGATTCGTCATCGTCTGTCCTTCTATTATCTCTCTCATATTGTTCTAGAATAGTTTTAGAAGACCTGTATAGCATATTCATTGCTTCACCCCATTCAGTTCCAGGTGGGCGTAGTAAAGAAAATCCACCATCCCCGTCTTCGTCTATAAACTCGAACACAATAATGGCTGTACCGATGATAATGTTTTCGCCTAGTAAGTGTTGAGCCTTATCATATACAAACTTGTTTAAATCAAAGTTATTAGACATGGTCTGCACTGGACTCCTCAGAAGTTCTATCTCCGGGTTCGGCATCAAAACTGTCAGTGTTTTGGTTAGATTTACTAGTGACTTCATAGCCCTGGGACCTAAGATAATCCACAAGGTAACTCTCTCCAACCACAGTGGCAGTTTCCATGATAAGGTCATCCAGCGAGAGGCCAGCAAGATTCGATGTTCGAGCAGCAGCCTCCTCAGCAACGAAATCTTTGCCGTAAGTTTTGAAATATAAGTCGAGATACTTTGGGTCACCTGTTAACGCTCCTTTGACTAAGGCAGATTTTATCTGCTGGTATTCTCCTTCTGGTGTTTCTATCTCCTCGTCATCCTCTTCAAGGATGGCGGGAGTACCTTCTACGGATACAGCGGATAATCCTCTTTTAACCTTTAACGCTGTCTTCTTTTCTAGAAGGGCTTTGAACATCGGGTCGTTCTGCCAACGTCTAATGGTTCTGTCTGATATACTGACGCTTATAGCGTATTCGGCTCTAGTCCTAGGAAGGTTTAACCTTTCCTTTGTTTCTTCGTCTTTTAATAACCAATCAACATAATTTTCCCACTGGGTTGATACTTGTGTCATCGGTTCCCCCTAACTTCTAAGGAGAGGGTGGTCATCGCCCACTGAGAGCAACAATGCTCACCATAGGAGGATACAGGGATAGATACTGCTTTATATTATCGAACAGTGCCCATCACGACCGTGTGGGGAGTATGTCCGCGCTTTTTTAATAGCAGTCATTTATCATCAGTGCGGCTCACCGAAAATGAACCACCCTCTCAATATATGTCCGTTGCGGGGCATTTTTCCACCACAGTTTTCTAGTTTGGCCAGTCAAGGTCGAGGGTAGGCAGTAGACGGCGCGTATAGAAACGCGACGGCTCTAGTGCCTACACCCTGTAAACTTGGATAGGGGGTCAGGTAATCCTGTACAGTCTAGAGTCTCCGACTCTGGAGTCTATCGGTTTAAAAGAAACGGCTGCACGAATCTAAAACGATTCGGTGCATTTTCTTACTGTACTTGAATATAAAGGGGTGGATTTTTATATACACAATTATGCTAAAGGAAGTCAAAGAACCTGAGGCAGCATGCCCTCGTGGGCAGTGCGTGCCTACTGGCTTTGACTGTACCGTCATTTGCATAGTAAAACAAACACCTCACCATAGTATTCTGTACAGTTAGCCTCTTGTCCTATTGTCCTGTTAAACGGTACCTTTGTCCTGCTCTTCCTGTCCTACTGGCATTGTCCAGTTTAATAGGGTCAGGGTTTGTTTAAGGGTATCTGGTGGGCAAAAGGACACTAAAATCCCTGATAAAATCCCGTTTGGGTAGTATATATACAGGGACCCAGCCTCGGGGGGAAGGGGGCACCTGTTTAAACCGGAGGTCGGTCAGGCTTCCCTCGGGTTTTCGGTTCCCTATAAAAATAA